CTTGCAATTGACTTCACCTTCTATTCTTGCATGACAATAGAATCTTGATTCACTCACTGGTGAATATTCTTATTTGATTGTTTGCCCATTCAAAACATTCTGATGGTGTATTGAATTGCTTTGTTGCTTCTGTTATCCAATTGCCAGATTTCTTTCCACGCTTATATACTCCACAAATCCATCCAGAACCAGAATTTGCCAAAGGTGAAACCTGAATCCAATATCCTAATGACAATAAATGGTCAATGTCAAGCTGGTTCATCTTAGTCTTCTTTAAGTCTTTCAATTGGGCAATCTGTCAGCATAGTTTTCACGCTGTCTGTTGCAACTGAATATTCAAGTATTTGTTCCCTATTGTTACACATCCTTAAAACTGCTTTTATTCTCAATTTAAGTTCATCCAATTCTTGTTTCAAGTTTGAATCCATCTATTCTTGTTTTAAGTATTGTTTAATGACATCCAAAGCAAGTGACATCTTCTTATGTGTTCCAAGATACTTTCCTTTTACAATAGCTTTGAAAGTACCTTGTGGTGTTAATATGATGAATTCAGGCAATGAACCAGAATGTGTGTCTGTTGGTTGTGGTTTTCCAAACATCAATTCAAATGCATTCATTTATTCTTGCTTTGGTTGAATAGCTTCTGGAAGTATGTCAACCATCTTGATGTCTGTGATACCTTCATCCAATTTCTTCATCAGATTACTTGCAGTTAATAAAGATTGATTCAAGGCATATCCTTTGCACATCTGTTGCACATATTGAACCACTCCAAGTTGACCAGAAAACATTGTATCAATCATCTTCATGAAATCAACTTGACCATCTTCTGTTTTTGGAATTTCTTCTTCTTTGCTTTTAACAACTTTCAAGTTTGTCTTTGTGTCTTTCATGTAATAGTTTTTTAAATTGTTCTTTGTCACCATATTTCAGATGACATCTTCGGCAAACTGCCATCAAATTTTCAATATTATCTTTCAATTTTGAACCACCAGATTGTCTTGGTTCTATGTGGTGAATATCAACAGCTTTCTTTCCACACATTTCACAAGGAATAAATTCATCACCAAAATAACCAAAGTGATTCATGTATGTTTTTGTATGTTTCTTCATTCAAGTTTGTCTTTGATTTTATCAATTAGACTGTTCATGTACCTAAGATAAAAAATGTCAAATTCAAATTCATCTTTCTTGTGTTGTTTCCAATACACATACAAGACACCTCTCAATCTTTGTGAAGGTGTTTTTCCATCATTGTGTTCAGATGAAAGTTTGAATCCATCCAAAGCATCCAATTCTTCTTGTGATATGTTATCACTGGAAAGATACATCAAACATTCTGTCTTTCTTAAATCAAACAATTTGACAGCTGATTGTGTGTTCAGTTCATATGTTGACAATACAATCTTCACTGAAGAATCTTGCCTTGTTGCAATTGTTTCAACTCCCACTGGTAAAACTAATTTTCCCATCTTTTTATTTTTCGTATTCTTCAACAACTTGTTTCATTTCCTTCAATGCTGATTGAAGACATGGAACACAATCACTTGATGTTGTGCTTCCACCAAAATATTTTCTTTGCATATTATACAACAAAGTCTTTTGATTTGGATTGATAGTGTTGACCACATCATTCAACAATCCTTTGATTGCAAGATAGTCATTCTTAGTGACTTGCAGTGTTTCCCACTTGCCAAATTCACAAATGCTGAACTTTAATTTTGTCTTTGCATCCATGAAACAACCACATGTTCTTTTGTTTCCAACTTTAGTTCCCACAATTGCAGTTCCACAAGTTCTTGTTCTTTTCCTGAAGTGCTGACACCCTTCACAAATTGAAATTCTTTTCTGTGCAAGTTCTGAATCAATAAAAAATGGAATCATAATTTCTTTTTAATATGTTTTTTTACTTTCTCAATTGTGTACTGAATAGATTTGAATGATATTCCAGTTTCTTTTGATAGCTTTCTAATTGAAATACCAGATTCAAAATACAACTTGAACAAGTCTTTGTCATATTCATCAATTGTTTCAAGTACATCATCAATCTGTTTCTTCAATTTCTGGTTGTGTGAATTAACTTCTTCAACAACTTCTGAATTCTTATTTGCTAAGTGTTCCAAGAAGGATTCATCACTTTCAATCTTCTTCTTTTTGTATTGCACAAACTTCCGATTGAATTGTGACTTCTTTGAATAGTACTTCACCATCAATATTTTGCAAATGTATGTCTTGATTTTTCCAGATTCAATGATGATTAGTAATTTGTGTTGATTCATTGACATCAATTGAAGGAAAGTTTCTTGAACTAAGTCTTCAGACAAATCAGAATCTTTGGTTTTTTTGATTGCAAATCCAAGATAGTATTTGAAATCTTTATATATCCATTCAATAGGATGCCAATTGTTTTTCATTTCTTGATTGTATAATTCACATCAACTTCTGGAATGGTACAATTCAAATACCATTCAATTCTTTCAAGTGTTTCATCAAGTCCAGTGCAAACACAAGCCAAATATCCGTTTTTATTCAACACACCAATCACATTCTTTTGTGCTTCTGTTGGATAATTTCCTTTGACCTTCAATTCAATAGCAAGACCATTGATGATTTCACCTTCAACAATCCTTGATGAATAGATGAACAAGTCTGGAAAACCTGAAGTGTATCCCCTTGCTTTATAGTCACGATGTCTGGAATTCTGGATGTATACACCACCAAGTGAACCATTCATGAAGATGTCATTGTGTTGTAACTTCATATATCTGACAATTGCTTTCTGAAGTATCTGTTCTTTTTGCTTTCTCATCAGTCTTTCTTCTTATTGAACAATCCTTGAATCATCATTTCTTGTTCCAGCACCTTAATTGAACGCTTCAAATCTTTCAATTGGAATCTTAAATCAATCAATGTACTTTGAAGAATTTGAATCATTTCTTCTTGGTCATCAACCACATGAATGATTTCAATGAATTCAGAATACTTCACAAAGTCTTTCAACGCTTCTTGAATCTTTTCTTCAGTTGTCATTTTTCATCCAGTTTTTCATTGATATAACTGAACTTCTTTCACCAAGTCCAGACCATTCAGAATTTTCCTTTGATTTCTGCTTCTGTCTTTCCAGAACAATCAAATCTGTTTTTTTATTTCCAAAGTCTTTCATCCAACCAAGAATCATCCCACCATCAATTCTGTCATAAATCTTTTCTTTTGTCTTTGCAAGTTTCAAACACATTGCAACATCTATGAAATTGATTCCACGATGTTCATTGACAATTATATATGCAGTTTCTTCAAGCTGTTCTTTTGACATCTTGGTCTTGCAATTATAAAAGTCCTGAAACTTGATGAACATCAACATCAAAATGTCAATGGTCTTTTCTTCTTCCAACAAATGTGATTTATACAAAGATGGTGGTGGATTATTCAATTGAACTTTCACCACATCATTCATTGACATCTTCAGAATTTGTCTGTTGAATTTTGGGTCAATTGGTGAAGTTATTGTCTTAACTATATTTTGCAAGGATGTCATCAGCGATTGAATTGGTTTCTTTTCCTTTTTTAAGTTGTTGAATAATATTGACCAAATTAGAATTTATCTGTGAAAGTTTCACTTGCTTTTGCAAAAATGGTTCAAGATTCTTCCAGTTTGAAAATATGTACTGTAATGCATTCAAAATATCTTCTGGTGTGTGATTACCTTTTTGAATACAAAGTTTCTTCAAGTACACCAAAATGGTCTTCAGTGACTTTCCTTGTACTGCATCAATCTTTGCTGGTGCATCAAAATTTGACAAACAAAATTTGTGGTAGATGTCGACTGACATCTTATAAATGTGTTTTTCATCTTTGTTTTCTATCTGTTGTTTTACATCTGGTATAGGTTCACTGTTTTCAACAATTGCATTTGTCGTATTCAACAAATCCATTTTCTGTTTTCGAGAATTGGATTTATCGTTTACAACAAATGACTGTTCATCTATGAATGCAAACCATTTGGTTCTGTCATATTTGGCTTTGTTATAATTACCAACCATCAAAACTTCTTGGTCAATCAATGATTTGATTGTTCTGTTTACTTGACCAGTTGACCAGAAAGGAAACAGTTGTTTGAATGCAACAGCTGAATTGTATGTCCAAGTCCTACCATCATGTTTTGAATTCTTATTTGCTGAATTCTTTTGAATCCAGAATTGAAAATTCTTTATCATGATAGCTTCATTGACACCAAATTCTTGTGCAAATTCTATATTGAATGAATACTCCATCAGATGTTTATTGCTTTGAAGATTGCAAGTTCTGGAATATTTTTCAGATTAGCAATCATCTTGATTTTTGAATTCATCTTATCTGGATTTGCAAGATGTGTGTCCAGTGTCATTCTGGTGATGTTCAATTCTTTTGCCATGTTCAACTTTGTTCCAAATAAATTCTTGAACAGTTGTTCAGCTTTGTTTTTAGTTATCCAAGTAGACATATCTTAAAATGGTAAATCATCAGTTTTTTCAGTCAGGCTTTCTGACTTTTCAAGTGTTGTATATTTGTCAAGTGTATCAACTGCATCAATCTTTGGTTCACCTTGACTTGATTGTTCATTCATTACCCATTCAACAATTGTGTTTGCTGTCTTGAAGACTGTGTTCAAATCTGTCTTGTTGTTTGCAATACACAAATCAGATGCCACCTTCAATGATGACTGTTTCACAATCATTCTTTGAATGTCTGGATTTCCACTTGTTCCACTTGATTGTGGTGTGAATGACTTCTGTGCAAAGTGTGGTTTTATTTTCTTTCCAAACTTGTTTTCAGTCACTTCAAATTCCTTTTCAATTCCAATCGGAAAGTTCTTGTTTCCACCATCTTGTGTTTTTGAAAGGTATTCACCAATTGTTCCATCTTCAAAACTAATTTCAAATTTGAAGAATGTTCCATGTGTCAAATCTAATGAACCATTTGACTGATTGCTTTTTACTTTACTTTTTTTGATTTCCATCTTGTGTTTTTTTTAGTATTGATTTTCATTCTTTGGTCTACCTAAAGCAACCCATTGTTCAACTGTTCCACCATTGTATAGTGTAATTTTTCCATCAGTCCATTTCTGTCTTTCTGATGTCCATTGCTGATGTTCAGCATCAAGTTGCATTGATAGTTGTTCTTCATGTCCATATGGATTTCCATTGAACATTCTGTCCATAAATTGATTAAATAGTCTTGACATAATATGTTGATTTTTAGTGTTTGAATTATTGTACAAAAGTAGTCTAAATTTGTTTACAATTCATCTATAATTTCAATGAATTTATCACTTCCAGTTCTGATGATAAATTTATTTGATACACCATGACTTTCTTTTGACCTCATTGCATTGTTTACTTTGATATTTACATCCATCAAAAAGTCACATTGAAATTGCTTCAACTGAAAATCAAGCATTGAAAGAATGTTTGAATCATCATGACCACTGGTTCTGATTTCTGAAACCATCCACATCATTCTGCTTATGAATTGCTGTCTTGTTTCCATTGGTCTTGTATTAGTGTGATGATTCCTTTGCTTGTACTTGACATCTTCTTGAACAACCATTCTGGAAATTCAAGTTCATAATCTGTTGACCAATAAAAACCATCTTTTTTGTTTTCAATAGTTTTCAATTTGGTGTACTTCTTTGGAAGGAATAAAACATCAACTGAATTTCTGCTGAATTTAATTGCCAATGCTTTTTCAGATTCCATTGGTGTGATGATTTGTGTTTTGTAAATCTTGATTTTCATATGTGCTTTGATAATTGGTTTATGACCTGAACTTGTGAATCAATTCTTTGTTGAATAGAAATACAAGTATCTGATATTTCTTTTGAATCGGATGGATAGAAATAACCTTTGGAACTTGAACATATTGGTTCACCTTGATTTCTCAAATGGTTGATGATTTTCCTAAGTCTTGCACCTTTCATTTTGAATCTGGTGTTGTTGTGGAATCCAGAACAAATCTTTGAACCAGCAATTGCAGATTCCTTTCCAACATACTTTTTCAAACCAGACATCACTTGTTGTGCAATCTGAAGTTCTTCTGATGTCAGAACCTTTGTTTCTTCTTTGAAATTTCTTATCATAATTGATTAGATATTTTCATCCACAATCTTCTTTTCTTCAAAGCCTTCATGGATATGTTAATTTTATAATTGATTGAAAGATGCCTTTGAACAATAGACAAATTCTGTTTCTTCAAATTAGCCAGTTTAATGACTTGTTTGACTAAGCATGAACCAAACATCAATCTTCTATGTTATAGTAAGTCACAACCCATCCTTGACCATGTCTGGAAGTATTTGATTGTATTGACTTGATTGCATCTTCTTCAGTCTTGCAAAGTTCAACTTCTTTGAATTTTCCACCATTGAAACTTGCAACTACTTTATATTTGTACATCTTATCAGCTTTGATTGATTTCAATTGTTTTGTGATGTCCCCAAAAATGTGGTCTAAATTTGTCATAATCTTTTTAGTTTTTTAAAATGATTTCTAATTCCTTTTTTGCATTCCTAATGCTACCAATTACCCATGCAACCCATTTGTCATTGATAAATATATCGTGTCCATTTAGCTTTTTTTCAAATCTTGATTTCATAATTTTTTTTTTTTTAATTTGCTCTTTCAAGATAGTCATCATGGTTTCCATTTTCTACATCTTGCATGTGTTCACATTCAGATTCCCAAATTGCTTCTTCTTCTTCTTCCAAATTCATGAATTCACCAAGT